ACCTCTAACTTTACGGTTGCCATGAGAAGTTATTTTTCGGCCATTTTTGAATACCTGAGCTTCGTCAACTAACACAGAGTCGAACCCGATGTTATCAAATACAATAGCTTTTTTACCTTTTACAAGGTCATGAGCCTTAAGGATATTCCATTTAAGCTTCTTGTATTCCCAAATAAGCCTGCCAACTTCACCTCTAAGTTCAGCAGGGCGTGTATTCTTTTTACCAAGCATCTGTTTATCAGACTGGCTAATCTCCCAAATTCCCGGTTCCAGTGAAACCTTGAAGTGATTGGAAGGGTCAGAGCGATAAAGAGCTAACACCTTACTGCGAATTTCGTCAAGCTCAGTCTTTAATGCTTTCTCAAGATTATCGGGAGTGAAAACGATGTTGTTTACCTGCTCGTGTGGCATTATAACAGCATCCCAATCTCCGTATTCCATGAGTTCTAAGCGACGTCTAGTTTCTTTAGCTGCCTTACTGTTTTGGTCCTTAGTGTCGCTAAGTTTAGGGACGTACAATACTTTAGCGTATGGGAAGAACCTCTTAAAGTCAGATACAATGGCCTGAGAGTTCTGCTGTGCTGCAAGAATTAATGGTTTTTTCGCCTGACCAGTTTGACGCTGTTTCATGGCAAGCATGGCCATAATCATAGTCTTGCCTGTGCCTACGTCGTGAGCAGCAATACCTCTGCCCTCCATCAGTCCTCTCATTACAAAGTTAGACTGATGTTTACGCGGAGAAATCGGCTTGCCAAACTCTTTGCTAACCATCGTCTCCATGACAAGATTGTCACCATGGAACTCAGCAGGAACATAGACGTTGATGTTGTCGTTAAAAAGTTGTTCAGCCTCATTACGTCTTTCGACATTCTGTAAGGTCAACCAATTTCTAAAGTCGTTGTTAATCATCTGAACTTTAGCATCGACGACCTTGCTTAAGATATCTTTTATTTCCTGTCGGTATTCCTCGGGTATTTTCTTAAACTCTTTTGCAGGAGGAATTTCGTTTATCTTCTCGGGGTTAGCAACCTTAATGGTTCTCTCAAAGTTTGTTTTGTTGAGAGCTGCGGTTAAAAGGTTAGAGATAGTAAGACCGCTATCTCCGCCAATTCGCATAAAAGCATGGTCGCCTGTTTCATACTTATCAGCATCGTTGCCTTCATATTCTGCCATCCAAGCAGGCATAGGAGCTTTTTCACCATGCTCACTACGCCAAATGTTGATGATTTCCTGCTTGATGTCCTCTGCCTTAGTGTGGTATCTGCTCTCGAAGTGTTGAGACGTCTTATTTGCATGTTTCCCAGTGACAACTATATATTTACCGCCTTCTCGGGTAACGTGTCCGTAAGACGATGCCATCCTAAGAGAAATCTCGTCATAATCGTTATAGAAGTCTGTAGAGTCGAAACCTCTACCAAGGCCCATCAAGAACTGAGTGTAATATTTAAGAGGAATCCAAGAAGCACCAATATTTAAGCCAACAGCACCAATGGAAACTCGCTTAGGCTGAACCTTCTCAAGAGCAGATATGCTCTTATCGAGTCCCTCAACGCCAGCTTCTTTTGCGCTCTTTAAGTCTTTAAGCTTACCAACGACGTTACCTGACAAGAAGCAGGAAGCAAGCTCATACTCGCCATTTTGGTTCTTGTACGCGATATCCTTGTCTGCCAGCTCATCGGCAATCTGTTCCTCTGTTTTACCAGTGGTTTTAACAATCTCACCGACGTCTAAGAAACGCTTACCATCATTAATCTGTTTAGAATATGCCCCCTCAACAGTCTTAACGTCGAAGTTTTTCTTTCTAACAATAATGTCATCAAAAAGAATTGGAGCAATATCGCCCTTGGAGTTAAGTAACCCCTGAAGGTCTGCTTGCATTGGTGTGTCACCAACGTCACCAATATACTTAAAACCATCGGAGAATTTAATGCTGGTATACTCACGACCTGTCTTTTCATTCGTCTTTTTAACGCTCTTGATGTAAGGACCGTATTTATCAATAAAGCCCTTCAGCTCATCCAAGCAAGCCTTTCGCTTTTCGTTGGCATCTTTAGCACCAGCAAGGTCTGCTTCTCTAAGCTCTTTGAATTTATCAGCTACCTTAATCAGAACCTTAACTTCTTCTGCGGTTCTCTTGCCAATCTTTTTGATGTCCTTAGATGGTATTTCGGTCATGCCATCGCGTACAACAAGGTCTCCATCTTTGTTGACATAAATACCGCCTACATCTTTAGTCAGGTCAGCTTCCTTATAATCGTCTGTGTTTTCAGCTACACCAGCGATGTTCTCAGGAAGGTTTTCGATAGCTTTAGAAAGCCTATCCTCGAGATATTTGTTAAGGTTTTCCTCAGTTGCGTCAATGATGTTTCCATTAACTTCAAGTTCTACCTTAGCACTTGTTTCGTGTAAGAAACCACCATCAGCATCGTTTTTCTTTGCTTCGGGGTTCTTAACATACTCACCGTCTGCATACTGATAACCTAATACGTTATCAGGGTTCATAACAAAGTAAGTATTCTCATATACAGAAACACGGCCACCCATGATATCGGTAGGAATAGAGTCAACCCAAGGTTCATATCCTGCCTCAATCTTATTGATTTCCTTGTCACGCTTCTTAAAGATAAGAATATCTTTAGTGTCAGGAGCAAAACTCTTATCCTTTACGCCAACCGTAATGTCGCGTCCATATAAATAACTTGGCATACGGAAAGCGCCAACAAGCTGAGCGTTCTGAGCTACATACATTCTAGCCTCAGAGTTAATGTTATCCATCGTGTTAGTAGGAACACAAACAACCATAATGCCATTCTTTTTAAGTTGCTGTATGCCTTTTACTACTGCGAACTCGCCCGGGGTCAGGTTCTGAGATACAGCGATATGCACGTTATGGTCGTTAAGTTCTCTGCTAGAAGAATTAACATCACCGATAATCAGGTCGTAAGCGTTATTGCCCGATACATGTTCGTCATATTCCTGATTAAATACATGAGTACCTTCATGAGAACCTTTAACCATATCAGATATTCTCTCATCGTTCTCTATAGCAGTAACGATAGACTTTTGCATGTCTTCAGGCATAAATGAAAGCATATTGCCATTACCAGCTGAGACATTAAGGACCTTACCTTCTTTGAAGCCAAGACGCTTTACAATATCCCACATTTTTTGTGCGATTAAAGGCTTTACATAGAGTTCATTAGCCCAAAGTCCATCTCTAACCTTTTCAAAGTCATCCCTCGAAAGACCACTCTGAAGTGCCTTGAACATCTCATTGTCGGTGTTTGAATCATATTCTACACGGTTACTACGAAGAATATCGCCGAACCCAGCCCAGCCCGAGAATTTTGCCATTGCAAATTTTTGCTCTGCGGTGGGGTGTGTTTTTCCTGACTCCTGCCATTCTTTTATAGCTTTCAATGCGGCTATATTATCGTTGGCACGAGACAACAAGGACGCATTTCTCTGCTCTACCGTCTGTAATCGGTCACTCCAATCACAGAACGGTGAAGTCAAAAGAGATGCGTCCGTAATTACGATATTTCCGTTTTCAAGAACTTTGAACCCAGCACCAGTAAACTCAGCTTTACGCTTGCCGTTGTCAGTGGTTAATCTTCCGACTCGTCTTCCTGTCCCTCGCCCTCGAGTGAAAGTTCTACCACTCTTGGACTTCTCTCCCTGATTTCCGGCTTCAATTTCATTTCCTTCATTTCCGTTTGCTGGTCCTCTAGTACCATGCACTCCGCCATCGCCATCAGACTGTTCAGACGTTTCAGCATCTGATACCGCTTTGGGGCCTTTGCCTCCCAATTCGCCACCATATCCGACAGAACCGGGTTGTCCGCTTGGTTCGTGTCCAGTTCCCTCCTCAGTCTGATTATCGCCCTCATTAGGAATCCCCGGCTGTACGGAACCTCCGTTGACATCATCCCCGCTGCCATCTGTTGACTCGCCAGCGCCTTCGTTCTGTCCAGCTCCATCGGAAGTTCCTTCTCTAGGTCCGTTTCCATCCATTCCTTCTGAAGCTTCTTGGCCTTGGCCCTCATCATTTCCGTTATTTCCATTCTGCTCTGCCTCCAAATCCTCGTAGTATTTCTTGATACTATTATACGCCGTTTCGACGAGAGGTTCAAAGTGTTTTGCTTGCTCAGGCTTCATTGGCCCAAGCAAAGTTTTCTTGATTTCAGGAAGCTCACGAATGCCTTTTACCCAGCACTGGCCAACAGCCCTAATCATAGCTTGGAGAGCTTTCTCATTGCCAGCCAAGGTGCGTCCTTCGGGATAGGAGTGAATAGCTTCCCATACAGCGCCAGCGAAGCGTTTAACATTATCAGCTATATTCTGCTTCCCTTGGCTGATAAAATCAGCAAGTTTAGCAGACCAAGCCTTGAATGTCTCATAACCCTTCTGTATTAAAGCTACGCCAATTTTCAGCATAGGAACAATAACACTGGGGTCAACTCCTGAATTAAGTCTATGTGCAGACTTTTTAATCTGCATATCCAACGCAGCTCTTGCTTCATCAAGTGCTTTCTGAAGTTCATCGTCGCTGATTACTTCGTTGCCGAGCGCTCCAAGGTCGCCAGCCTTTACATCATCAACATCGTTAGTTTCAGACGTTGTTTCTTCTTTCGGCTTAGTGGTTTCTTTAGCTTTTGTATTGCCCTTCTTCTTGCCACTATTAGACTTTGGTTTACTGCCTTTAGGCTTGCCTGTGTCAGGAGTCTCTGTTTTAGTTCCTTCGTCTCCTACTTCAATGCCAAGTTCACCGTAGAGAGAACCAAGGTCTAAATCTTCACCCCAAGGATTTTCAGCAGTACCTTCTGTTGGTTTTCCAGTCTCGCCAATAGGAGTTTCTACCTCACCCTCAGTGGGTTTAGTTGTTTCATCCTTTGGTTCTTCGGTTTCGTCCTGCTTGGTTGGCGGTTGTGTTATGTCGGGTGTTTCAGTGGTAGTTTCAGGCCCTTCTGATGTAGGCTCAGGAGTTTCAGTGGTGGTCTCATCCGTAGGCTCGGATGTAGTTTCCTCACCACGTTCAGCATCATAGTTCTCGAGAGTCTGAGTAATCTGACCATCCATGTAGGCATTAAGCTTATCGATAAGCTCTTTTTCTTCTTCAGGTTTAAGGTTGAACTTCTGAAGGTCTGCCGGGAAACCATCGTTATAGTCATTCTTGAGAGTTCCAAGAGCCTTTTCAAGACTTTCCCTAGTATAACCTTTGTCGATAGCTTCATCCAGTAAATCGTTGCTATCGCCCTCAAATTCAATCTCTTGCTCATCCTCCAAGGTTACAGCTTTCTTGTATCCCTGAGAATGCTCATCCTCCTGCTCTGCCTGTTCATCTGCTGGTTCTTCTGCCTTTTCCTCACCTTCATCCTTAGTTTCAGGAGTTTCAGTGGTGTCAGTAGGAGTCTCAGTAGGAGTTTCAGTAGGAGTTTCAGTAGTTTGAGTATTCCACAGACTATTCGGGTCAATGCCAGCACGCTGTAAAGAACGGTGCATGTAACCAAGTGCTTTTTTAATCTCATCAAGATTGCTCCCTGCAAGTGTGCCATTAGTACGCTGTGCGTTGAATGGAAGTCTGTTGGACTGCATTGCGCCAACGTATGCCTGACCGATATTTCTCAGTTCGCCAAGGTCTTTACCATCAAAAATGGCAGGGTCATATGGAGTATTAACACCGGCCTGTGTAGCATTGCCAGTAAGGGTAGGATTAGCATTATTGCCAGTGTTATATGGAGAACCGTTGGATTTAATAGCCCCAGTAGGATTATCAACACCGTTAACATTCTGACCGTTATCCACATTTTGCGGTGCATTACCAGTAGAAGTAATCGCAGGACCCTGTGGAGGCTCGGCTACACTCTGATTTTTCAAACCACCATTATAATCCTGCATTCCCTGACCTTCAGGTATTTTGGCAGGAGAGCTAGTACCAACAACACCAGCAGCATGAGCGCGACCAATACCAGCTTTCATGCTAGTACCCTTCATCAGTCTCTCCATGAGCTTCTGAACGTCAGGTCTGCTACGGAAATCATTCGGCGCTTTATAGGTGGTATCATTTACCTTTGTAAACGTCTTACCAAGGTCAGTCTTTGCAAAAGCGTCAGCGACATCCTTGTCTCTAAAGTTTACATTACGAGATACATATGCCTGAGCCATGATGCGTTCCAGTGGAACATCGGCCATAGAAACATTTTCATGTTTATAGCCCAGCTCGTCAGCGACTTTCTTAATGGTATCCTCATCTTTAGAGCTAAGCGCCTTACTAGCTTTATTTTCATCCTCGGTGTTATCTTTAGGATTGGCCTCAGCAATAAGTCTAAGATATTCTTCAGCTGTATCCTCAACCTTGCCGTCGCTAACAATCTCATTGAAGTTGTCGCGATATTCACCGAAACCATCATCCTTGGACGTCCAATCGGAAAGCTTAGACTCCGCGGAAAGAGGCATATTATCTGCTACGTTATAAATACTTACACCCGAACGAGTAGTACCGCCACCTTCAAGGGCGTTTCTCATTCCGTTGGCATAAATCTGAATTTCTTCTTCGTCATTTCCTTCTATGTTATCAGCGAAGTATCCTCCATGCTTTAATGCACGTGCATATTCCTCGATGTTACCAGCGTCGAACAAACCATCCTCAGCATACTGGTTAAGGGTGTTGGCGTATGCTTCAGCAAATTCTTCGTCGCTATCAAAGTGCCGATAGTCGCCACCATCAGGAGTGCCACCATCTACGACAGGCTGGCCATCCTCCCATGCTTTAATACCAGCGTGGTTATGGTGGATATCGTTAGAAATCTCAGAGTTACCGATGCCACCTGACTCATGGGTCATTTGAGCATAAAGCCAGTCGGCAGGGATATATCCTTTCAGTTTCTTCTGAACTAAACCTACGATACGACGAGCATTGTCGTCGGGAATATTATACGCACCGCTCTCCTGAATATTGTCAGAGTCAGTGCCATAGTACGTTTTATATTTTGGCTTTTCGTTGTTGTATTCGGGCGGAAGCTCATCATTGTTGTTTGCGTTCTCACCAAAAACGGTATTCTTAATTGCACCAGCTCCACCCATAAACAGAGAACCAAATGCACCGGCACGAGCGGAAGCAGATTCTTCCTGATTATAAGAGAACGGATTAAGAAGATTGCCGTGAGGCTTGCCAAGAGCTTTCTCGCCCGAAATGGTCTGACCTGTCTCCTGAATACCTTCGCCAAGCATATCAAGGCCAAGATTAACAAGGTTAGCGAAGCCTCTGCGAGTCATGCTCTTAGAAGCACCACCCAATGCTGTATTACCAGTCGGGCCAAGCAGACCGCCTGTGATAGCATCAGCAAGCACCGTTTCAGGCAACTCATCCAAGGACTGGCCAAGCCACTTATTCAGCACAATTTGGTCTAATTCCTGTCTAGTAGCATTAGGATTCTCTGCTCTAGCCATATCATAGAATGCTTGCTTATTCTCGGACGGGTCTGCTAATACTTCCATTCCTGCTGGTACTAAACCCATGCCAAGAGCGTTAGAAGCAATAGCCTCTGCGGTATCTGTAGCAACACCTGACATAAAAGGAGCATACTTCTGTAGCGCATTCGGTAAAACCTTAGACATAACTTTAGGCGCAACCTTCTCCATGCCGGTCTTGGCAAGCATACCCATAGCACCGCCAGCAGCAGCAACAGGAGCAAGCTTAGACAATGCAAGGCCAGCAGCAATACCTCCAGCAGAAGAACCAGCACCTTGTGAACCCTCAGCTAATGCACCTCTAGTGCTAAGCCAGTAGTTAGGGTCAAATACTACATCGCCAAAGCTCTTGTCAGCGAACTCAGGGGATACACCGTACTTTCTTGCATTCTTAGCCCCAAGGTTGTTTAACCATTCGGCATTATTACTAAATGAGTCTCCTGCCTTATACAGCCTACTGTTTTCATCATCGGCGTTAGCTTTCATGAGCGTGCCAAAGAAATCAAGTAAACCTCCTGTGGAACTTTCAACACCACCCATAAAGTTGTGGCCTATAGACTCTAAAATACTAGGGTCATAGGCCATGTCCTCTATTGCTTCTACTTGGTCTTTGTTCGGCATCATTTTGAGAAAGTCGCTAAGCCTCTCCTCATCAGCGCTAAGGATTTTACTTTTGCTTTTTGTTAATTCCCACAAATCGTCTGCCATGCAGTGTCCTCCTTAATCGTTATAGCCTAATTTCTTTTTTAACTCATAAAATTCTTCGTTGCTCAGCGGTTCTCCACCCTTCCATGCTTCCTCAAGCATGTAGAGACGCTGATTATAGTTGTTGTAATATTCCGGGCTAATCTTGTGTTCAGCATAAGCTTTTTCAAGCTGACTTCTCATGGAGCTTAAATGTTCAGCGCTCATGTCATGAGTGCGTACCTGTTCAAGAGCTGCGTCGATACCATTTGCCATCTCGCTGGCAAACTGTGTCTGCTCTTTAGATAACTTGCTGGTTGAGTTATTACTTGCACTACTTGCATTTCTTGTGCCTTTACTACCAAACGCAATCTGCAATGCCTCTTTAGGTGAGTAACCAGCCTGACCAAGGATGCCAGCATAGGCAAGTTTTTGCTCCATCTCTGCGGCATTCTTAATGCCTAGCGTTTTACCATATTTTTCAAGAGCAAGGTTTGTATTAGCCTTTGCTCTATCAATGGCAAGCTGATTATTGTAGTCAGCTCTCTGATAATACTGCTGATTAGCTCTATCTTCTTTAGCAAGGCTATTCTGATAGTTCCAAATGTCTTTAGAGCTTGGCATACGTCCAGCAAGCATAGCTGCTGCTTTAGGATATTGGGACGCCAAATTAGACAGTTCAAAATCTCTATCTCCTACTGTCATTCCGCCAACAGCCTTTTGGAAAGCATTAATTCTTTCACGGCGGATTGCATCGTTAAGACTCTCATCCTGAAGGACTTCGTTAATAGTGCTACCCCAACGTCCTCTATCTCTCAGTGCAACTGCAAGCTTCATCTTGTATAGAGGGTCTGTCATATCAGTAGGTAGCTCAGGTTTATTTGTTAATTTCTGACCGATAGTCTGCGCCATAGGAGATGAAGCAGGAAGCATCTTCTGCATTTCAGCATAGGTCATAGGATTAATCTGATACTTTGCTGGGTCAAAAACATAAGGGTTATTACCCTGAGCAACTTGTGTAAGATTATTTATTTCGCGTGCCTTTGCTTCTTCAGGAGAAATGCCAACATAACCAGTATCATCGCTAGAGGTATAGCCAGTGCTATCTCCACCATCGCCTTTATCTTCTCCACCGTCTACCTCTTTCTTTACAGGAACTTCAGGAATAACTTCAGGTTCTATGATTGTAGCACCCTCAGCTCCGTGGTCAGCAGGGATTGGTGTGAAACCGGGAATGCTGTTAGCTATTTCCTGTGCTACTCTATCATAGTTAGCATCGCGCTCGGCCATACTAGCCATACGTTCATCTCTATCCTGAGCTACCTTATTTCTTATCCAGTCAAGAATGCCAATGTTTTCGTCCATATAATCAACCTCTTTTCTTTAGAAGGTTGTTCAAAAAATCAGACTGGTAAATACCACCATTCTGTATTAATGGGTTCATGGTGGAAGTGCTGTTCATGGTTGGGATGACAGAAGCAGAGTTGCCATTGTTATTCATCAGCATCTTAGAGATTGTATCCTGCCAATTCTGCGCATTTGCATTATTAGTGGAAACATTCTGCTGTGCAATCTGAGGCTGTTCAAATTTAGGCTCATCATCTTCTTCAGTTGGCATAGAACCCTGATTATTGCCTAAAGCTCCAAGTACACTACCGATGGTGTTAAGGAAAGAGCTTTTCTCTCCATTACCTTCAGGGGTATAACCGCCCATAACTTTTTCACCAACAACCTTGCCAAAATCGGTGTTCGGGTCCATGTAATTTGGAGTTTCAGTAGTTGGGCTACCACTAGAAGCTCCTGTAATATCTCTCATGGTCTCGGTTTTATCTTTGTTCTTAGCACCTCTTTTAAGGTATTTGCCAAGCCACACAAAGAGTCCCGGTAATAATAAATCCATTTATATCTCTCCTTAAAACAATTTACCGAGTGAAGAAGCTACCTGTAGGAAGCTTGGAGACTCTGATTTGTCTGTCGTCTGAGTTCCTGTCCCCATAAGTGCGCTAAGAACATTATTAACGCCAGCTTGTTCAGCATTAGTGCTAAGACCAAGCAAACTCTGAATCGGAGAAATAGCTGCTTGCTGAGCCATACTAGACGCAGAAATAGGCGCGGTTGCCATACCAATCTGCGAATTAGCAAGCTGATTAAGCAACTGCATATTGCTAGACTGACTGTTAGCTGCCTGTTGAGCAACAGCGGTATCAATATCGCTAAGTGCTTTATTTGCCGTAGAGGAGTTAATAACACCACGACTTGCCAAGTTATTAACCGCACTTCCCATCGTGCCTTGCATCTGATTGTTAAGCACATCAGTCATGTTCTGCTGAGTTGCCTGTGGGAGATTACCACTAGTCAGCATAGAAGCAATGTTTTGAGCGTTAGCAATCTGCCCTTGGGCGTTGGCATCATAAGCACCATAATCTACATTCTGAGTGCCGTAATTGCTGTCGTTAAGCAAACCATTGGCATAGTTAAGACCTTTGGTTGCAAAAGAGCTGGAAACTCCTGCATACGGATAGGCATAAGAACTGTAAAGCTGTGCTGCCTGTGGAGATAACTCCCTAGACGAACTACTGCTGCTAGAACTTTCAGTTAAACCACCCATTATTTCACCTCCCAAGTGAGTATATATCCGCCATCAACTTGTTCGGCAAGTAAACGCTCACCTATTTTGTTGACAGCATGGTAATCGGTCATACCTCTGCCTAAATAGGTATCTGTTATCTTGAAGCCTATTCTGCGGATGTATGCCTTAACATTTCGTGCGGTGAATGTGGTCATGGAAACTAGGTTATGCTTTTTGCATAGATACCTAGCCATACTAATCCAATAATCAAAATCACCGCACATTGAGCCAGCTAGAAGATAGTTACCTGAGATAGCAAACTCGCTGAAGCCATGTTCAGGGTCATAAACTAAATTGTAGCGTGGATTAAGTTTTAACTTTCCTGCGTGTTTCTCATAGTAAGAAACATATTCATCGAAGGTCATCATTTCTTAATCGGAGATTTCATGGCGAAGAATTTAACCCAATATACCGCTCCGCCAATACTGAAAGAGTCACCCTTCTTAACAGGAACACAGTTGGTATTCTGAGAACCACCATAGGAACCATCACCTGAACGATAAGCAACAAGATTTCCGTTTACATAGCAGACAAGTTTATCACCATACCAACCATTATCAGTGGTAATCATAAGGAAACCATCAGAAGGTGCTGTGCCACTTCTACCAATGCTTGTATAGTCACCAAACACCTGAACATTGTCGTTAATGGTATCAACAGTCCATTTCTTCAGTTCTTCCATCTTCTTGGTGAGTTCTTCAATAAGGTCATCAATGCGCTTATTGAGCGTTTCCTCAAGCCACTTAACGTATTCTTCCAACGCAGTCATTCGCCTGTTGAGTTCTTGGAACATGCTCTCGTAATAGTTCATGTTCTCATTAAACAGGCGGTAAATACGTTCAAATTCAAGAATAACCTTCGGCCATGCGGAGTCTGCTGTTTCAGCACCACCAGCTACAAAATGGATTGGGTATGCTGGCTCATAGGAGTAAATCCTGCGCCCTGCCATCGTCTTAGCAATGAGAGAGGTAGTCGTGGTTTGACCGTTTACCTTAACAGTTACATCAAAGATGTATGTATCTGCCGTAGTATCCTCAATATCCTCAACATTTCTCTTGTATGCAAAGGATGCAGAAACAGGGCTATATGTAAACGTAGTGCCGTCAGAGTAGGTGAAAGTTATCGGTTCTTCGCCAAGTTCTGTAGGCGTTCCTTCATAGACTGTGCCATTTCTGCTTATGTCAATCTTCAGAGAAGGACTGTATTTAACCTCCGGCATTGTGATGTTTAACACACCAACAATAGATGCTTCACCATCCATTGTAGCTGCCGTACTAAAGTTTTCGATTACCGCTTTAGGAACAATAGTCTCAACACTGCAAGTAGCACTATCAGTACCTACCGTGTTAGTTGCTTCAAGGTTAAATACATACACATCACTACTGTTATCACCTACCACTGTGGCGTCTCTTTCATACTCCCACTTCTTTGTGGTATTATCCCAAGTAAACGTGGAAAGACCACCGAAAGTCCAAGTCATAGTAGATGCGTAAGCTTTAGCACCGCCTGAGTAAATATAACCATTTCTTGATACAACAAGAGCGATGTTACATCCTTCAACATTGTCGATGGATAAATCACCAGTAAGTTTCTCATCTGTATCATATGCCAAGCCGACATCAAAACTCTTTACTGTAGGCGGATAAGAAACAGTAGTAGTTACTGTTGCATATGCGCTATCAACCAATGAACCGTCCGTAAGAGATACATTAAAGGTATAGCTATTAGGTTTAAGGTCTCCTACCTCAGAGGTTGGGCGCTTATAAGTCCACGAGTTGGTTGCCATATTAAGCGTCAACTCGCCACCACTAGGGAATGACCAAATGTATTTAGCTATAGAGTTCTTAAAGTTTTTAGCTGCTCCTGCTTCGTACGTTGCACCTGCAACACCAACGCTTATTGTGGTAGTTGAGTCATTAAGAACTGTTACGTCAATCATGCCACTAAGAGTGGCAACTACATCATTGGCAGGACTAACCTCAAATGTAGTAATCTGAATGTTTTTCAATGTAGTAACATTCTTAGTTGCTGTTTCTGTGGTAGTGCCATCGCTGAGCGTAAAAGTAAATACATATGTATCTACAACGCCGTCTGTAGTCTCTCTAGCAATGCGAGTATAAACAATACCCCCTGTGGTTTGGTCTAATGTCATAGTAGTACCATTCGTAAAGGTAAAAGTGCTACTAGACGTGCCATCATAGGTAATGGGAGAACTTGTATATACCGCTCCTGTCGAAGCATAGGTGACAGTAGCATCAAGCGTTATAGGAGTTCCTGTGTAGGCAGATGTATCTATTGTTAATGTGCCGTTAAGCGTTGCGTCAACATCTACGGCGCTACTAAAAGTTGCTGATATACTCATTTAATCACCTCACACTTCGGCTATTGCCGACTCAATTTGATTTAGGATAATCGCAGATGACTTACCTTCAGCATTCATTCCCACCACTCTGTCTCTGAAAGTCAACCACTGCGTAGCAAAATGTGTTTTAACTGGGAAAAGATAGCGTTTGTCACCGTATATCGGAGTTTTATCTCCATAAATCTTTGCTGATTTGAACTTTCGTGCTGGCAAATCAATCTCTATCCTTCCCTCCGCAGTAATAACATCTGCTCTTTCAAACTCATCTAGGAGAGGGATATAGGTGATACGAACTCGTTTCAGCAAGAAATCATAGAACGATGTAACTGATTTAACGGTGAAACTCCAATCAATAGGGATACAGTTGACTGAATATTTCTCATCCTCATAAACACCTTCCATCAGTCTAGTAACAGTATGCGATGCCCTAGCGATAAGCACTGTATCCTTAGACATACATATGTGGTTCACTCGGCTGTTAAACTCTCTGAGCCAAAAAGCCTTATAGTCGATATCAAAGATAATCGACCTATGAACCAAGCCTGTTATCCAAATCTGATTGTAGGTTGGTATAAAGTGCATCTTAGTATCCTCACTACTAAGACCATAGAACAAATCACCAATGTTACTAGCGATGTTAGCTGGCTTAACATCACCATAAGCTGCGGTGGTCTGCAAATAAAAGAGTCCTGAACGACTGAGGATAAACACACCGTCCTGAACAGCACAGTAAGAATGACGGTTGATACATCTAAGACCTCGTGCAACTTCCACCAATGCCCAGTCAGGATAGTCACCCTTCAGACGATATACCTTACCGTCTGCCTTAATAATGACGATATCTGAGGACAAGTTGCATACGCCTAAGATATAAGAAACCTCATAGTCACCTTCCTTGTAGCCTACATTAAGCCACTTAGAGGATGAGTCATCAGAACTGTTGTCAGTCCAGTTGCGTTCATCACCAACGCCGGAACACTTTAATGTGTACTCATACCATATCCACACCCTGCCATTCTTAACGAACACGCCATTGCACTGAGACGGAGAGTCACTTAATGTATGACTGAGTGTATTGCAGATATAAAATTCGTCTTTGTATTTCAACAAGTCGGTGCGAGTATAGGTTTTGTTGAAGCCAAATGACTCATGGAGAGTCAACTCAACCCAAGACTCTGCATCCCATTCGCTCTTGTTATAGGTGTCCACGGTCAGCTTATAATACTTATCCTCATGAAGCACTATATCGCCAAAGACATAATCCGTGTCATCCTCATAGTCTGTAGGAGTAACCTTATCCCAATAATATGGGAGAGCATCTTCCTCAAAAGAGCATTTAATTGTTGTTAAGGTAAGACCATCCCAATACTGTAAGCGCCCACCGCTGGCAATGAGCATACCTTCCTCCCAAGTAACAGCCATAGGAGAAAGATGACCAGTAAGTCTGCCGACAAGTATTCTATCGAAAGGAACTGTGCCTTCCATATCAATAAGGCGAGACTGATATACCTTTCTTGTAGAAGCGTCAACAAAAAGGTAACAGTTGTTTATCTCATCAAAGAACAGATAGTCAATATTAATGTCATCAGGGCATTTGTAGATTGTTGCTGTGCCACAGCAAGTCTGCAACGCACCAGTATTTTTATTTAGTTCCATGTTGACGCATTCAGACAGTTCATTGTCTTTAATCATCTCAGGAACAGAGGTCAGATTAAGACCGCCTGTGAAATCCCTTCTGACTAGGGTTTGCTGTTGTTGATTCTTCTCGGAAAGATTCATTCAACCGCCCCCAATGCTTCAGACATTATCTGCTCCAACTCCTGTCTAAGGCGCTGGTCACGTTCTACATTGAACTCATGCTGGTTCAAAGCGTAGATACAAGCCATATGAATTAACAGTGCTTCATAGATATCGCTTGTAGGAAACGGCATTTCATCCTCAACAGAAGAAACATTATCAGGTACAAAGAAATATTTTGCTCTCACATAACTAGAGCTGTCAGAAATATATAGTTTCTGCCCTTTTCTCTTAACAGGATATCCACCAGCGAAGCGTACAAAGTTCTTAGGCACATCTGTGGAACCATCCTTGGCGTATATATCCATATCCTTAGTTAGGACAGGGTCATTACGCACAATCAGCGCTCCTGCCAAGAATTTAATCGCATCGTTAATGTAGTCCATCAATACAAAGTCAGAATATCCTGTGTCGTATTCATCATTAATTCTTGCTCTGATGATAGAAATAGCATCACTAACTAGCATTTAATCACCTCACACTTTGAAAGGCATGGGGAGTTTAACATTAGCATATTTCCTCGCAGGAATAAGATTGGTAGCCATATCAGATATAGCCTGTGTTACGGCATCCATTTCTTTGCCTGTCATTAGCATGATAGTGATAGACGCAATAAAGTCCAAGAAAGTCCCCGGAACATCAATCGTTCCTCCTACAACAGCCTTGTCTGCCATCCCTTTGTAAAAGAGAGTGACAGGGCCTTTAGCAAAAAGCCTGTTGTCTGTAATAAGGTACTTAAACGGAGTAAGCACACCATCTGCTGCTGGAGCAAGTCTATATCCTCTGCCATTAGCCACGCCCTTTAAGGCGATGTAGTCTTCAGGCAGAACAGCACCTTCAGCGGTTTCTATCCCTGTGTAATATGTAGTCTTTTCAAAAAAATCCGTGTTACGCATAGCAAAGTTATTCGCAATCAAGCGTAACGCTTTATTAAGGTCGTTGAGGATATCCCAATCAGAGAACTGAACTTCGTTGACATCCTTAACATCAATGCGTATCTGATTAATAATATCGTTGACAGCTAACATTTAACCCACCCCTGCGTAATATTTAGCGGTGTTATGAATCTTAAGTGCAGGATGCAGTTCAAAGAACTTGAGGACATATTTCTGATACTCCCCTTTATCTCCTGCCAACTGTGCTTTTGTGGCCATAATCAGCCAAGGGTCATAAGCCCACATCTCAGGTGGTATGTGTCCAATGCAGTGCATCTTTTCACATCTATTGCCACCTTCCATATTCTCGTCATTTACAAGGCTCTTGGCCGTACCAATATCAATAGTGCTTTTTAAGGCATAATTATGCCCATCAATATATAACTTTTGGTCGAGAAGCAATGTACCACTCCTAAAAAGAAAAGCCCCCTACTAATGAGGGGGCCATTCTTACAATAAGATTTGTATTAACGTGCGATGTTCTTAATATGAGCAGACGCAAGTGGCTGAGTACCCTGAAGGCCAAGAGCTGCTTCATAAACAACCTCGGTGTAAGTACCCTTCTTCGGAATGTTTGCCACACGGTGCGGTTTATCGAACCAGCGGAGGCTCCAATAGCCCATATCCATAATCTCAATTCGATGGTCATCGAACATGCGATGAGTGGTTGCAGTGATAACACCGTAGTCAGACTCATAAGAGGTAACAACCTCTGCTGCTCTCTTGTCATTGGAATTACGGTTGGAAGTAACAGTACCGCCAAGAGTATTCATAATCTGAGAGAAACGGCGCTTGTTCGGGCCGGACATAACAGCCAAGGTTGGATTACCACCACGGTAATAAGCCAGCTCCATAGCGGAGTTGATGTGGTCAGCGGTATACTTAAGGTCTTTAGCATCGATGATGTTGTTCTTAAGTACCTCCAAGTCACCAGTACCGGGGCCAACAGGGGTAATCTCAGTGCCAGCAGCACCTTCAATAGCATCTTCCATATTGTCATAAATATTAAATGCAGTGTCAGGAGAAGTGCCGGACAGACGCACATAATAGCGGAGACCCGGAGTGATGTTAGCAGGAAGCACATCAGCAGCGGTTTTCGGCTGGAAAATTACGAAATCACCAGTACGAAGCTCATGATTAGTAGAGGTGGTGCAAGCGTCACCAGTGGTTGCAAAGGTAACAGGCTGTACATCGTCCTGCATGAAGAACGGAACGCCACCAGTGATAGCAGCATCCATAGAGGTAGCACCTGCGGTCTCAAGCTTAGACCGAGTGGAAGTAGCAAGGGCATACTCCATATCAAGTGCCATTTCCTTCATGATGATTGCAGTCTGACGTGCAATCTCGTCCTTCTGGTCGTACTCCTTACCAACACGCTGCATAGCATCGGATACGGTAACGGACTTCTTGAAGAACTGAATGGTATTGTTGGAACGACCAATACCAGCAGCGTTTGCACCCTTGTAGTCCTCAATTTCAAGGTGAGCGTTCTTCGTAGGCGGACGGAGCTGGTCCTCTAACCAATCAAAAGAAAGCTGGGTTGCAGCAGGACCGTTCTGAAAACGACTCAGGAACGGAGTCTCATCCGGGGAAATTCTAGTAATAATAGGAGATACATCGGTATCAAGACCGCCAGCCCAATAGGTAGCTGTCTGAGAACTGGAGTAAGTAGGCATAATTTAATCATCCTTTCGTGTTAAAGTTGTTGTCTTATCCATTGCTGGATGGTGGCATTTCGGTCGTACTGAGAAGCACCACGCAAAGACGAGAGGTCAATTCCACGGATATCAGCGCCAGCAGCTCCGCTTCGTTCTACATTAGGCACATGGGTTCTCTGAGGAATATAAGAAACACCACGTCCCTGCTGATAGATTAACTTTTTCGTCTCATTGTAGGCGTTCTTAAACAGGTCTAAGTCGGCCTGAGTACAACGTCCTGCCTGTATATTTTGCTCAGCCAATTTTAGCCTTGCTCCGACTTTATAAGGCATGTTGTCAAGGTTAGCGTCCATAGTTTTAAGAATAGTAGCAAACTGTGGTTCGTTGGCCTTTTCAGCACGACAGAACGAGGCTATTTGGTTGAGATTGGTGGAAAACTCATTAAGCTGGCGCTCATTTTCAAAGCGCTGCTTGTAGAAATCTCTCTGCTTATCCATGAGCATCTGTTGGGTCTGAGCCTCAAATTTGCTCTTAAGCTCGTCACCGTTTTCCATATACTCAATGGCATCAATATCCTCCTGAGAGATATTCAGTGCTTTTGCGGCATCCATCTGTGCCTGTCTGCGTATTTCGGCAAGAGCATCAGCGTCACTCTTATACTGAATCTGCTGAGCTTCAGCTAAACGCTGTTTACGTTCTGCTTCCATCTGCTGCTGCTGCATAACTGCATTACCAAGCTGGGTGAGCATCTGCTTATGCTGTGGCGATACTCTGTCATCAACAGCGGTTCCGCTCTGAATAGCAGCGATAAGCTCTTGCTCGCTATAGTAATTATTGTCAGTCTGTTCCTGCTGGACAGGCGGTTCAGGGTTACCGTTTCCAAACTCTAAAGTGCGTTCACCAGTGTCTTTGTCGTATACAAGACGAGCAGTGCTGGCTGTTTCTGCATCAGTCTGCTGGAACGAAGGTTCAGCAGGAGCAGAAGGTTCTGCTGGTGCGCTTTCAACTGGAGCTGGGCTGGGAGTAGACGTTACTACGCCATCTTCCATATTCATCTGCCTCCTTCAAGGTCTTTTTTAATTTGGGCCGTGGCGATTTTGCCAGCCGCTATCTTTGTTTTCAAAAAGGAAATAAGACTCAGACTAGCCTTATAATCGGCCTGAATCTCCGCGATATCGCCTATCTCTTGCTTAGCTATGCCAGCTAAGAGTTCGCGTTCCTTCTGCTCTTTCCATTCGTTTGTCATTTCGAGAAGCTGCTCGGCAAGTTCAGCCTCATCAATCTTTTCATCTCTTTTAGACCTTGCCATTGTAATCGTAATACCTCTTTTCGGTATCCCTTATCTCTTTCTCGGCTACAGCAACAGGAGTGGAGTGAAGCTGTGCATATTTCTCAAGAGCCTGAATCTTAGCATCAACAGGCAAATCCTTATAGTTCGCACTAAGTTTCGGATACATCTTAGCTTCGAGTTCAGCCTGTTTAAGCTGCATTTCCTGCTGCTCTTTGCGCTGAGCTTCCTGCTGTGCCGAAGCTTGCTTCTGTTTGAACATATCTCCATCCGGGTCGAGAATGTAATTAGATACATTGCGGATACCCATCTTCTCCAAGAGATTTTTAGATACCTCATACCAACCATGCTCGTCAACAAGGCCAACTTGCTGAAGCGTAGGCCAAAGCTGTTGCATAATCATAATCAGGTAATTCATCTGCGCTTCCTTTGTACCAGCGCCCTGAGCGGTATTAATGGACAAGTCATAATCAACATCCATATCCTCTCGTGTAATTGGAACCATATCGTCAGCAAGTCTAATCTGCTGGTATGGGTCTAGGTATTCCTGATTAAGTCTTATGATATGCTTGATTATCGGTAACCACACTGTTTCAGCGAATATGCGAGCAATCAACTTCATCTTCTTATCTGCTGCGCCCATGATGGCATTAATGCCTGTTGCAGTCTTATTAAGGGAGTTGCTGTCTAAGCCTTGGTTGTATTTTGTTGAACCGCTCTGACTCTCGATTTCGTTCTGTGCGTAGTCAATCAAGCTCATGGTTAATTGGCTGATAGGTATCTCATGCGGAATAAATACGCTGTTGGAAGGAATATCTGTACATGGAACAATCTCATCTTGGTTAATAAGAGCGTCCATATCTACCTTGTCTGCGTCTACAAACCTCTGAGGACGGTTATTCTTACCAATAGCAATGATTAACTGCCTAACCAAAGCTGTCTTAAGGTCCTGTAGTTGCTCAAGGATATCGGCGTAAGACGCCTTCCCAAACGGCGTATATGGGTCGTGTTCGGGGGCAAATAAGAAGAACGGTATGCAACCTGACGTATTCTCCTGAATAGCTATAGGAATGTCTCCTACAGCTGTGACTATCAGGTGTTCGAGCTTACCATCGTTGTTATAATCTACATCCAAATAAGCCTCAAACAACTCTATGTCCTTGGAAGCATCGTCATCATCAGAGAGCTTGTCACCAATCTCATCAAGGCCGTGGTTGTTGCGGATATCTAAATCAGTCCACTTGTTGTCGCCGGCATCTTTGATAGCTTTGCTGACATCTCTGAAAACGCCTTCTTCTTCTTTGCGTTTTAAGTAATCACCTTTAACGATTTTACGGTGAGCTACAAATTTAGACTCTGCCAAAGACCTTCCATCAGGCGTAAACCTGAGTTCTGAAGGACTCATATTCTCTAATACAGGGGCATTGTATTTAACCTCTATTTTGTCGTATTTGAGAATTGCAGCTATGTTTTCTACTGTGGGAGAGGCATAAGATGTAACCTGACCACCCTGTACATATTCAGTAACATCAGTGGCACTGTTTTGGATTAGCGAAACCTCTTTGATTTCAATCTGACCCATCATGGCTTGCTGGATATATTCTTGGATATTGTTCATATCCACCATGACTTCCATCTCTGTGCGTTCCTCATCTCGACGCCAGTAGATTTTACAAACACCTTCGTTTGTAATAAGACCTTCTCGGATGAAATTATATAAGAACAAGAATAAATTGTTCTTTCTCTGCGTCTGATATCTGACAACTTCAAGTACACGCTCTGCTCTAGCGTCGTCTTTGACGTTTACACCACGGATATCACAAGGGTCATCAGACCCAGTGAAGCACTCCATAAGAGATGGAATCATCCAGTCAATAGTTGTTTTAACGTCACGCGACAACCAGTCAGTAAGTTCGCTCAATAACGGGAACTTCTTACGGTAATGGTGTACAGGAGCGTCATATACTTCCTGACGCTTGATTATAGAAGGTTCAATAGTGTCTGAATAGTAGCTGTTAGCAAAGTCACGTCCATTCTTATATGCACGCATAATCTTTGCTTTTTGGTTCTTGGAGAGGGTTTTGAGGTTGACTTCTTTTTCCTTGGGAGCTATGCCACCTTGCAATACCCCAAGCATTTCATTAAAATCCATCATTCACCTCATTCTGTGTATTCAGCTACCACGACTTCGCCCTCGGCATTAGCGATGGCGTAGAGTGGAGCATACTGCCCTGCGTTATTCAGAGGCCAAATACGACTATTCTCTGTCTCAACAGGAATGCCTGTATCAACCGTAACGTCTTTGCCACCGATATAAATGCAAGAGCATTCGCTATCTTCCGGGACAAACACCTCAAGGGTTCTTCTTCCGCCAATAGGATGGCCATGTGGGTCAGCGGTTAAGAGTGTAGGAGTAGTATCGCTGATAGTCTGCCTTGCTGTGAGTACCTGACCAATAGCGTGTGTAAAATTGCCTGAAACCATGTAATCACCTCCTTACATTGCGCCCCACCTGTTCAACTTCTTAGCCCTTCTAAGTTTTCGGTATTTAGTGTTAATACCGACTTGAACAGGAAAGGCAAAAGTAAGCGCAAGCGCATCTGCTATGTTTGGAGAAGCTATACCACGCTTTTTCATATCCTCTTTGGACTCAAGCTGGTATTTGCCACTCCTATTAATAAAAGCTTCAGGTCCGACTAATTCGTCTCGAAGCGCTTCCATATTCTTAATGGAACCACCGTCCTGAAGCCATTTTTTCATCTCGAACCACATCTCAGCTCGTTTATTTGCATATTCTTCCTTCTCAGGTCTTGAAGCAAAAGAGATAAGCTTCCAAGAACTGCGGCCCATATCTTTACCAGCAGAGTAAATGCCAGTGCCGTAACCAGTATCGATGAATACAGCCTGTACATTGTTCTCATCTTGGTATCTAGCTATACGTCTAGCAACTTGCATATCGTTGTCGTTCTTAGGTAAGGTCTCAAGTACCTTACAATAAAGCCCCTGCCTGAGAACAATAGCTAACATATCCGAGCCTGTCCAAGCTGGGTCAACACCGATAACTGCAGGAGCGAAGTCATACTGAGGTTTCTCGAGTACGACATTATAAGCCATATCAGCTAAATCCCTTGATATTAGCTGATTATCTGAAGCAGAAGGGAACATACCGCGTACATGGACCTTAAAGAAGTCGCTATCAATGCCATATTCTTCAGCCCACTGTTCAATAGTAACCTTGTTGGATATCTTAACTGTTCGAGAGTCTATCTGACGGCAACGCCATATATGCTGCTGTGAGAAACACTCATAAAAACGACCACTATTACGTGTAGGGTTACCAAAACATGCCCACACAATCTCTGTGTTAGCATCTGTAATAGCACCTTCGGTAACTCGCCATATCTCATCATAGATAGCTGACGCTTCGTCAAAGACAATCAGAATACGTTTACCTTGGTTATGCAAGCCAGCAAACGCCTCAGGGTTGTCTTTAGACCAAGGGATAGCATCAATACGCCACGTTTTATCGTGACCTTTCTCTGTAGAGAACAACGATGTGGCCGTAAATTTGAACATATCAGAGGCTATAAACAACCTATGCCATTTAGCCAACTCAGCCCAAGTCTTAGACCGAAGCTGACTCTCGGTATTGGCTGTTACAACACCTCTAGTATCCTCATGCGTGGAGGTAGCCCACAAAATCAACCACGACACTAGAGCCGACTTGCCGATACCATTACCTGATGCTACCGCGATTCTACATGCCGTTTCTAAATTGATTAGGCCATCGCCTACCGCCTTTAAGATGTCCTTCTGCCATTCATCAGGCCCATTAAAATTTGCAAGCTCACCTTCTCCCCAAGGGAAGGCAGCATACACAAAACCTAATGGGTCATGTGTGAAGGAGGCAATATATTCTATTAGTTCTGTAAATCCTTCTTTTTTACGCATAAACAACCTTATATCGCAGGTAAATTAAAAGACTTTAGGTAGCTTGTCTGCTTAAAGTCTAATTTTTTTGAAATTTTTTCGGAGACGATTTGGGTCCCATCTGAGCAGTTATCGGTTGGGTGGTTGTCAAGGGGTGTTGGTTTTTTTGAAGTTTTGTACGAGGGAAGATTAATAATACCCCCGGGTATCGCCTCAAATTACCCCCTCCCCCTCAAATCCAAACCCAATCCATTTCCCAACCATATTCCCAACCATATATACCCCTGCCCCC